CAGATTGGAAACCGAGCCCATCAGCAAGGTGTATCCATCGGGTGCAGCCTTGGCCGCCAATTCGGTGCCCACCAAGGTGCCCGAACCGGTGCGGTTTTCCACCACCACACCGTTTTTGAACACCAAGGCCAGCTTGTCGGTTCACTTCTTTTTCCGGGCTTTGCCGGCCTCAGATAGTGCAATCGCAACTGCCTGTTTAGGACTCTTTACGACAGGGCCACCTTTACCGGAGTGCAAAGTACCAGACTTGTATTCACGCATGACCTTGCTGATCTTCTTTTCGGCTTTAGTCTTTTTCATTTGCCTCTCCCCATCTTCTTCATCATCTTAGGAGCTTTGGGCATAGGCTTAGGCTTACCAACGGCAACCATGATTGCCACAGGCACACCCATCTTCTTGGAAGGCTTTTTAGCACTAGCCATCTTTGGCGCTTTTCCGTACATGATCAATCCTTAGTGATGGGCCCACCAGATTTCCAAGCATCACAAGTACGGGCCGCTGCACAAGTGAATTGGAACAAGTCACAGTATCCAAGGTTTGCTGCCGCTACGAATTCCTCGTCGTATGACAATTCACCTTTATTCTCATCTTTCTCAAGGCCGCCTATGATGCACTGCATCATTTTCGGTGTTTGAATGAAGGCGGCGCAGTTGCCACATCGCATCCCCTTGATCGCCTCAGTGGGGGCGTTGTACATCTTAGCCTTCTTCATCCAAAATGCATCGTTTGGCTCGTCTGGATTTGGAGGCCCATAACCATATTCTTTGAAAGCATGATTACGGTTCTTGAGATTGATGTGGACGTCCTGTGTCGCAATGGGACACACGGCTCCAGAAAACATTCCTTTAGGCATTTGCTTTAGCCTTTACTTTGGGTGGACGACCCAATTTCTTCACAGGAGGAGTCATGGGCAACGCTCGATGCTCTTCCTTTTGCTCTGGTTCGTCAATACGAACATAGCCAGAGTGACCCTTCATGGACTCAATATCGTGAGTGTAAGTAAAGGTCACAGTTTGACCGCTTGCCAAACAACGAAAAGTGGCCATTTAAGATCTCCATGAAAAACAGGGGGCTTGTGGCCCCCCGTCTTTTTACACCGAACGACCAATCGTAAGATGGAGCGTGGTAGATGACAGATTCACAGATCCAGCAGTTGGGTTATAGGTAACGATAGTCACTGTGTTAGCAGCAGAGACATAGGCCCGTTTTACCAGACCAGCCTCGCTAACACCATGAGAAAAACCGATAACCATATCGCCCAGCGCAACACCTGGAACAGTAACCGTATCCGTATCCGTAGCGCCAGCGCCTACAGCGCCAGCATCAAGAGTACAAGACACATCCCAAGTATCCGAGAACAAGCCCCGGAATTGGTCATTTCCCCGGCGGGAAACAACAGCGGTAGCAGCAGCCATTTTGATCTCCTATAAAAAAGACCCTCCCCCCGGAGGGGGAGGGGCAACTGCAATTAGGCCGGAACAGCCAGGGCGAAAGCAGCGGAGGCGTCAGCAGCAGTACCAGTAGCATTGGTACGCAGAGCCTTCACACCGTAGATCGTGTCTGCGGTGAACAAGGTGCCCAGGTACTCTTGCTTGTACTGAGTCTGCGAGCGAATGCCAAGCTGCTCAACCAGGACCATCGAGTCACGATGACCCATCAGGCAGATACGGTCTGCGCCGCTGTTACCAGCGCCGGTGTCGGCATTGGACGAAGCGAACACAGCGATACCGTACAACTGACCGATTTCACCGTTGCGGATAGCATCGCCGTTGCCAACGAATGCTTGCTCGGTATAGCGGGCCAGACCCATCAGGGTGTTGCGGCTCGAAGGCGGGATCAGGAAGAAACGGCCATCCATAGGGATGTCGTTGTCATCCAGACGCTGGATGGTGCGACGGATAGCCGCATCAGTCAGTGCCGCAGCGTTCGAGGTGCTGCTGTTGTAGGCGGTGGTGCCATCAGAGCCAATATATGCCTTAGTGCTTGCAGCACTGGTGGCATAGTCGTTGGTACCAATGGTGGCGCCGTTGAAAGCGCGTCCAAGCTGAACCAGGTCAGTATCGATGCGCTTTGCCAAAGCGTAGCCAGCATCTTCCG